ATTGAACGTGATTACATTAAGGATTATCTTATTGAAAGTTTTGGAAGTCCTTGTGACTTTGAAAATATGAGTTGTGAAATGATAGCAAAAGAAATTTTAGAATATGGAGAGCCAGAACAAATGATTTGGTGTGAAGTATGGGAAGAAAATACTGGAGGTGCAAGAGTAGAATTATGATAGTAGAAAACCAAAGTAATATAAAGGTTCATTTTGCAGGTTGTGAAAATATTCCTCAATTTAAAATTCTAAAAGAAACAGGGGTAAAATATTTCCTTTACACGGCTTTTCCTTTTGTGGATAAAAAAGTTTATGGAAAAAGTACATTTCCGATAATGCCTTGCGATTTAAAACATATTGAAATTCCATCATATATTTCAAGCAATGCAAACCATATTATTCAGGATAGTGGTTTATTTAGTTTAATGTTTGGTTCAAAAAAAGGAACTGTAAACAAAAAAGATATAGATAAATGGTATAATAGCTTATTGGAACATACAATTGAAACAGGCTTTAAAGGTAGTTGTGTAGAGGTAGATTGTCAAAAACTTTTTGGAGTAAAATTAGCATGGGAATATAGAGAACGTATCCAAAATGATTTAAAGAATAAAATTATAAATGTTTTTCATAAAGAAGACGGACAAAGTGGTTTAGACCGAATGATAGAATTTTCTGAATATATTGCTATATCTGTTCCAGAATTACGCCACCTTGGACAAAAAAATTATATTGAAAAAATTGCTAATTATATTAAAAACAAAAAACCTTCAATTGATATTCATTTACTTGGTTGTACTGAAAGTAAATTACTTAATAAATTAAATTTTTGCTCATCAGCAGATTCAACTTCATGGACAAGTGGAAGGAGATATGGATATGTAGGTAAAAATAAAGTATCTAATATTATAATAGACGAATTTATTAATTTAGTAGGTGAAGAAAAATTTAAAAGAATGACTATTTATAACAACAAACAGAATGCAGCAATAACTTATTTAGATGTAATAAACTGTTTACAAAATTATAAAAAATATGCAGGCAATCAAGATTAGTATTTATTTATTAGCATTTGTGTTGTCAAACTTTATTGTACTTTGGTTTGGACCAACTGGTTTAATTTTTACAGCATTATTTCTTATACCTTTTGACTTTGTAATGAGGTGTATCTTCCACGAAACTTGGAAAGGTATAGAATTAATTTTAAAAATGAGTTTGCTAGTATTGGTAGCAGGGTTTACAAGTTACTTAATTAATATTGAAACACAAAAAATTGCTATTGCTTCAATAGTTGGCTTTTCTGTTGCTCAAATTTTTGCTGGTATATTTTATCAATTAACAATTAAAAAAAGTTATTTTATTAAGGTTAACGGTTCAGATGCAATAGGTATACTTATTGATAGTATCTTATTTCAAATGGTAGCATTTAGTTTTATTGATTTTAATATAACAACTTCACAATTTGTTTTAAAATTAACAGGGGGTTTGTTTTGGTATTGGGTATTATTTAAAAAATTAAAAATTCAAGAAAAATGGAAATAGAAAAAAAATATCATTTCTACGCTGCACACAGAAATAAAGAAGCAGGAGAAAAATGCGGAAGACTACACGGGCATACTTATAATGTTGTTTGCCATTTTAAATTTAATGAAATAAAAAATGGTCTTACAATGTTGTTTAGTGATATAGATAAAATAGTTGAGCCTATTGTAAAACAGTATGACCACTATTTATTATTGCATAAAGAGGATAGTTTATGTAATGCTTTGGATATGGTTAATGAGCCTTATATAGCATTACCTTTTGAAACAAGCGCCGAGAATATGGCAATATGGATATTCAATCAAATTAAAACACTTTTGCCAATAGTTAAAATACAATTAGCAGAAACTAAAACATCAAATATTATTTATGAAGCTATCAATTAGTGAAGTATTTTATTCAATACAGGGCGAAGGTCCAACGACTGGTTACCCTGCAGTCTTTGTTAGATTAGGCGGTTGCAATTTAATGTGCGGTGGAGAAGGCACTCAAAGAGATGGAAAATTACACGACGGTGCAACTTGGAGATGCGATACAATAGAAGTATGGATGAAAAGCAGGGCAAAAGAGTTAAAAGATATATTACCAGAAAATTGTAAAGAAGCAATTAGAAATGGAGCTAATTTAATTGTAACAGGAGGGGAACCTTTAATGCAGCAAATTAATGTAATAGAATTTATAAAATATGTTAAAGAAAAATATAACCCTAATTGTTATGTAGAAATAGAAACGAACGGGAGTATAGAGCCAAGACAAGATTTATGTAATTTAGTTAATCAATGGAATTGTAGTCCAAAGTTAGCAAATAGTGGAATGCCTATATCAAAGACATATCACAAAAACGTTATTACTAACTTAAATAAATATAATACAGCTTTTAAATTTGTATTAACAACTGATGCAGACTGGGAAGAAGTAAAAAAATATTACATAAACATTATTGATATAAATAAAGTTTGGTTAATGCCTTCGGGAAGTACGCAAGAAGAATTAATAAACTCAAAAGAAGTAGTTGCTGAAATTGCTAAAAATAATTATATGAAATTTACTAACAGGTTACATATAGAGATATGGAACAAAAAAACAGGAGTATAATATGTATGAAATAAATAGCCCTGAATGGCACTTTAAACAAATATTAAAAGAGCTTGGAGAAAACCCAGATAGAGAAGGGTTAAAAGAAACGCCTAAACGTTACATAAAGTTTATGCGTGAATTTTTAGAACCTAAAGAATTTAACTTTACAACTTTCGATGGAGAGGGTACAGATGAAATGATTATACAAAAAGATATTCCTTTTTATTCCTTATGTGAACACCATACCGCACCATTCTTTGGTACGGCTGCGGTTGCTTATGTACCTAACAATAAGATTGTTGGCTTATCTAAATTAGCAAGAACAGTAGATTTATATGCTAATAGATTACAAAACCAAGAACGTATAACGACACAGATAGCGGAAAGATTAATGAATGAACTTGAACCTGAAGGAGTGGCAGTATCTTTAAAAGCACAACATTTATGTATGTGTATGCGAGGAGTTAAAAAGCACGATACTTGGACAATTACTTCTAAACTTTTAGGAATATTTAAGAATGGAGAACCTAGACACGAATTTTTAAATTATATTAAATAACAGGAATGTATTATAATGCCATTTAAAAAAGGACATATACCATCAAACGTTTTTAAAAAAGGACAAAGTGGAAACCCTAATGGACAGCCACGCAAGTTAGCTACTCAATTAAAAATGATTGGGTACACTAAAGCAGAAGCGGCTACAACTATCAATGCAATGTTAGCTATGAACATAGTTGAGCTTAAAACTATTTTTGAAAACCCAAACGCCACAATACTAGAAAAAACTATTGCAGCAGCTTTAAAGCGTTCACTTGAAAAAGGTAGTCTTTACTCAATAGATACTTTGCTTAATAGAACACACGGCAAGTCAACTGATATGATACAGATTGAAAGCGAAACGGTAAGTGAGATAAAAATAACTTATGGTAATAGAGATTAAACTGCCAGAGCCTCACAATGCACAACGTGCAGTTTTAGATAGCAAAGCACGGTTTAGAGTTATGATGTGCGGACGTAGGTTTGGAAAATCTTTAATAAGCCAAAGCATAAGTATTGAAAATGGATTAAACGGCAAAAGGGTTGCTTACTTAACACCTACCTATCAATTAGGTAAGATATTTTTTCAAGAGATATGCAAAGTACTTACTGAAGATATTTATAAAAAGAATGAAAGCGATTTAACGATTACTTTTATTACAGCCGGTTCAATACGCTTTTTTACAGGCGAACGCTTAGATGCACTTAGGGGGCTTAAATTTCACTTAGTTATTATAGATGAGGCAAGTTATATACCTAACCTACAAGAGGGCTGGAATAACTCTATACGTCCAACCTTAACCGATTATAAAGGTAAAGCAATATTCTTATCAACACCTAAAGGTAAAAACTACTTTTATTCACTTTATATGAAGTCCAATGAGTTAGATTGGGAAAGCTTTAAATTTACTACTTACGATAACCCACACATTGACCCTACCGAAATAGATGCAGCAAAAATACAATTACCACACTCAGTATTTGAACAGGAATATATGGCTAACCCAATGGAAAACGCTGCTAACCCTTTTGGTAGTCAACACATTAACAAATGTACAAAAGAACTTAGTAGGCAGCCAACAGATTACTACG